CAAGTTCATAAGGATATGTTTTTTCTTCAATCCTTTTTTGTTGTCTACTAAGAATGCCTTGTGGAAATACAGATGCTTTTCTATAAGCAAAAGCTTCAGCAATATTTAAAGGTTTCTGAGATATTCTTAATTGAAACTGTTCACCATTTAATTCATTTTTCCATCTCTCTCTTTCTTCATGAATTGCTACTTCAGCTTCTTTTACTAAAGAGTTTCCATAGTCATCAATGTATGGTGGCATTGACCATTGTTCTGGAATAAATAAACCAGCCATACCTATTGTACCATCTGCATCAATAAGATCGGTTTCTACAGCATATATATCATTTGCTGCTGGATTAGTAATCATTTCTTTTAAAGGATTACATTGTTCTAAATCTCCAACAGATCCTGCTGCAATAAACATACCTGTAGTAATCATACCTGAAGACATAGCAGGACGTAAATACTCATATGTTTCAGACATCTTTGGAGCAATGCCAGCTTCTTCATGAAAGAAAATTGAACATGGCCCCCCTACTCCAGTAGTTGCATTCTTTTCAAATGAACCACCTTGTATTTTTGATTTTAATCCTCTTGCTGTTTTTCTATTACCAATTCTAACCTCAATTTGTTGTTGCCATAATAAAACTTTTTCAGGATTACTTGGTCTATACCAAGCAGTATGTTCATTTAAAAATGTTTTATATTCATCTAAAAATTTCCATGATCCTTTATCATTTATAAAATCTTTAAGTGATGCACCAATCTTGCAGATACTTCCTTCTTCAAACCAATAGGTATTTATAATTTTACCCATATGAAAATATGAAGATGCTATCTGACGTTTTTTTAATATAGCTGAATGTTTGTAATGTAGTTCTGCAAGTTGCTCATATAAAGCCATGTGATACTGTGCATCACGTACTTTAGCAAAGCCATATCTTTTTTCTTCTTTATCAAAGATTGGAAGGAAATTTAACCACATGTAATAGTCTCTAGTTAAATACCAACTTTTATCTCCATCACTATAAATAACTCCTTCTCTACATTTAATTTTTTGATCTTCCCAATACTGAGTAAAATCTTTAGATCTAAATGGTTTATTACAATAAAATCCCTGTTCATTAAATATTTGAGCTTGTTCATTAAACTTAAAAGATAGTTTATTAAACTCATAATGACCAGGGACATTAAATATACTTAAAACATAATCTACAAAATCTTGTCTAGTTTCAAATTCTGTAGTTATCCAAGAATTATCTTTATATGTAGGTATGGATTTATACATATTTAAACTTAGCATACACATCACCTTCGTGTATTAACAAATGATCTTCATCATCATGTAACATTGTTGTTGGTAAACAATGGTCACTATATTGAACCATATCTCCTATTTTAATTTCTGTAACACCTTCACCTACAGCAACTACAGTACCTTTATTTTCAACTTTTAACATTGTATCAGGTATAATAATGTTTGTATTTTTAAAAAATGCCTCAGCTTTTTTTTGTTTAATCAATAACTTCTTTCCTACTGGTATTACTTGTTGTATCATTTTTTTTTATTTTAATGGTTTATTATATTTGGTCATATGCTAATCCTGCACCACCGCGTACAGAACTTTCTTGTTCTTGTTTCATATCAACAAAGGCTCCTTTATATGATTGTCTAATTTGTTCAAATTTAGATGCTGCATTTACCATGGAGTTTATGTTACCATCTCTACCATGTTCAATAGCAGTTACTTCCATGTATTTAGCTAGTCTATCAAGCATTGACTTAATACCTTTGTAAGCTCTGAAGGTAGGTGTTTCATATAACTTATAACACATATCCAATGCATATCTTATTTTAGGATCTTCTGGTGAATCTTCTAGTTGAACTTCTTCAATAATAACATCTTCTTTTTCATGTTCTGGTATATTAAAAAAAGGATTCATATCTGGATTAGGACAACTCATATAAAATATGTACTGGTAAATTTTTAAATATGTATCTGGATAATTTTCCATAATAGCATTTAAAAAAGGTAATGCATAGCAATGTTCTGATGGTATTACTTTACTGTTCTGAATATCAAATAGTCTTACTAACATAATTTTATTTATTATCTTTTAACCACATTATTAATGAATTAACTTCATCCTTTAAATATGGTACTTCATACATTTTTATTTCATCTAAAATAGGTTCTCCATTATAATGTTCATTAATTGGATAACCATTTGAGTCTTCACCAATCTGTTTAAACTTTACATGTTGAATTGTAAGTTTACCAATCTTTAAAGAAGGGTTATGCTTTTTAATAATATACGCATAAATACTGAGCTGTAAAGAATAGTGCATTAAATTGCAATCATCTAAATGATTAACAGGTTTAAACATTTTACTTGTAATACCTTCCCAGTTAGTATATCCTTTTTCTTTAATTTCTTTATTAGTCTTGTAATCATTGATATTAATATAACCATCTACAATTTCTACAACATCTGCCTGACCACAAAGTCCAACAGATTTTAAATAAACTAAATGTTCTGGATAAACACCATCACTTAACTTTTGTTCTGGTGCTAATTTTATACCATTCTCATTTATAAGTGGTTTAACAATTGGCACTTCAGTTCCTCCACGCTCAATTGTTTTAAAATCAAGCATGTCTGATTCTCTTTGGTTATGATAAAAATTACCAAGATTAATAGCTCTTTCAGTTTCATTATCCCAAGCCTGTAATATTTGTTCTACAGTCATACCATACCACTTAGAATTTTTATTCTTTGCAGATTTTTTAGCCTGTCCTTCTTTATCAAACTTAGGTTTAAGTTTACCAACAAGTGAGGTAACACTTAACCATTCAATGTTATCTTCTTCTATACTTTCATAAGTATGTCCATCTTCTTTAAATATAATAGCCATTACTTAACTTTTAAAAGTTCATTTGTTCCATTTGTTCCAGTTAATCCTGTAGTAGTTGCGTTCATCATAGGATCATTGGTTGTTGTAGAAACATAGTATGGATTTGTTGTACCAGTATGACATGGTATTTCATGATAAGGTTGTAATATTTGATTAGTATTTTTAACTTGGTTATCAAACATATTAGCTTTAAGTTCAGTTTGTAAAAGAACTGTTGCTGCTTCCATAGTAATCATATTATGTTCTAAAAGATCTTTAACTATTTCTGTTACTGTCATAATGTTAATTTTTAATTTGTTGGTTTATTTTTTCTTCTAATTCTTCAGTCATTAATGAATCCCAAAATCCTTTAGGACAAGATGTAGATAATGACCGTACCTTAAATGCAAGACTGCATCCACAATCTGAACAACAAGGTTGTGTACCCGGAACTAAACAATGATCTCCAGCAGCATCAAATAAAGAACACTTAATACATATCTGAAATCTATCTGTAGCAACAGCTTCAATATGTTCTTTTTTAAATATGTTATTTTTAATACCTTCTACTATTTGATCAGCATTTTTAAATACTGTTAAATATCTTTTCCATTTTGCATCCATTTTGTAAAACTTATTTTGCTTTAAACTCTTTTTTTCTTAATATATCAGATTCCATTTGTTCTAATGCTTTAGACATTTGTTCAATATTACTTTGTATATTTTCACTTTGAGCATAACCATTATATGTTCTTTTAGCTAAATTACCAAGTGTACTTTTATTCTTTTTAATTGAGTTTTCTAATTTGGTTTTTCTTAAATAAAAAGTACCTAAACCATCTACATTTATTCTTGGATATTCTAATGTTGATAGTTTTTTTCTTAATTTACCATAATAAAAAGATATAAAATCATCTACCACTTGTGGATGTACACCAACTTCTTCAGCAATACCTTCTTTAAAATCTTTATGTTTCTTTGGATTCACGTCCTAATATTTTATAATCTAACAATACCAAACCATCTATTTGAATATTAATATTTTTATTAATTGAAATAGTTTTTTTATTTATACCATTTTTAACTATCAACTTTTTCTTTTCTGCTTTTGCTAAAGCATTTCTAGCTGATTGTGAACTTTTAAATATTTGTTGTTCAGTTAAAAATATACAAAATTTAGTTAATTCAACTTTGGGTTGTTTTGATAATTCCATTAAACACTTAAGATCTGAATTACTAATTAAAATATTTTCAAAAAAACAATAGGTGAGTATTTGATACTTAATGGTTTCATTAATATCTACTTGTAATTTTAAATCTACTTTGTTTACTATAGCCATTATTTTAAACTCATTATCATATCAACTAAGTCAGGATGAGGATAGCAATCAAACTTATCCTTTCTTACATTGGTATGTGTTAATAATCCTTTAATTTTACCATTAGCAGCATCTTCATTATAATCAAATGCTTTAACGGGGCCATGTTTTTGTATTAGTTGTTTTAAACCTAATCTAACATCAATACTATCTCTTTCAGCAACATACTTAATCCACTTTTCAGTTTCTTTAATTTGTTTTTCTGAATAAGAATGCCAGTATAAAAATCCTCTGAATGCTTCTTTCAATGTTATTACTTCATCTGGGTGAGTCTTAGTTCCTACATAGGTTTTATATTCTTTATCAAGTTGACCCATTGAACATATCTCTAAACCTACAGAATGCCTATTCATCCAACCTGATTTAGTTAAACCTAAATGCCAACCTTGATTTCCTGTTGGAAAAGCCTGAACCATTTGACCATCATACTTAGCATCACCTGTAGTATGATTTTTACCACCTAAAACAAATTCAGTTCCAATAGCACCTCTGTCATCTGTATTCCACATATCAACACAAGCATATGGATTGTTTCCTCCTGCAGTATGATGTAAGAATATGTATTCATTTTTAATAGGTCCTTTTATATATTCTTTTGGAGATAAATAATGTTTATGAATTAATTGATCATAATTAGTTTTAAAGTATTGACCAAATATATCAGTGTCTTCATCAATAGCTTCTTGTAATGTAGGAACTTTGTTAAACAATAATACCCACATATCTGCATTAACTATACCTGTAACTGGAAGTTTATTAGATAATTGAAATCTAATTACAGCTTTTTCTGTTGCTGGTCCAAATTGTAAATCTTGTTTTAATAAGAGTTTAGCTTGAAGGGTCTGGACATCTGGTCCAGAATCCCCTCTTTTTAACATCTTCATAGTTTAGTCTATTTGAGATGCCGCATTTTCCATTGCTTCTTTAAAAGCCTTTGCTTCTTCTGAATCAACTGGTACTGAACCACCTTCTTTTTGAGAAGCATAGGCTTGTGCCATGTACATTTGTGCTTGTAATCTTTCAGCTCTTGATTTTTCAATAGTAGCTAAAAGCATTTCATACTCTGCTTGTACCTCTAAATGAGGAATGTTGTCTTTGTAGAATGCACTAATTTCTTCTCTACGTGCATTTAATTCTTCTTTAGTAAGAATAGGTTCTTTCTCATCTAAAGGATTCTTGGTTTTTGCATTTGCCATTTTGTAATTTTTTTAAGTTAAACAATTAAATACAAATATATAATAATAGTTTAAATAAAAAAAGTTTAATGGGTTTATTTTTAAATTTTATTTTTTTCTAATAAAGCAATTACGGTTTTAAGTTCTGACATTTTATGAAAAATAACGTTAATTTCTAAAATATTTACACTCCACTTATCTTTCTTAGCTTCATCTGTATCACTTTCACTGGATAAGAAACATATTTCCCCTACATCTTTACAATAGTAGTGCCATGGTCCATCAGAACCACTTGACTCAGGTGTTTGATCTATACGTTCAAATCCTAGATTTATTAAATCAATTTGTTTCATTTTACTTATGATACTGCTTTATTAGGAAGATCATGCTATCTATTAGCACTTCTTACCTTTCATGGCCCCACCCATTTTCATTTTAGGATCAGTAGAACCGCCATGCTTTTTGTAACCCATTTTGTTTCTTACTT